ATGGATTGAAAATAACAACTTTTCCTCATTCAGAAAGAATAAAAGTATTTAATACAAAAGATAAATAACATGTATAAATAGTAGTATGGCAGCTGTAGCAAATTTTACGATAGATCAAGGAGCAACTTTCAGTTCAACCGTAACGGTTAAAGATAGCACAGGAAGTGCGTTAGATTTAACTGGTTATACGGCAACTGCAAAGATGGCTTTGGGTTATGCAAGTACAAGAACACGTACAGATTTAACTATAGCATTTAATTCAGATAGAACGACTGGTGGTGTCACCATGTCACTAACTGCAACGCAAACAGCAGCTTTAGAAGCACCTGCAAGATATGTGTATGATATGGATATAACAGATTCTTCGGGTACCGTAACAAGAGTAATTGAGGGTCTAATGACTGTTAGACCTAACGTATAATAATAAGGAGAAATATAACATGAGTAGTGAAGCAATCAACTCAACAACAGCACCTACAACAGCACCAACAAGTGCGTCACAAGAAGCAGTATTTACTATAGATGGTAAAGACTATAAAAAAAGTGACTTAAACCCTAAAACTTTTAATTCTATTGTTGTAAGACAAGACTTACAAGCAACTAAAATTAAACTATCTTTAGAGTTAGAAAAAGTCGCAATTCTACAGGCACACTATGACGCTGTAATTGCAAAAGAATTAGGTATAGAGTTAAAAAAACCTGAAACTAATTCAGACGCAACTGCTGACAAAAAATAGTTGAAATTACATAATTGTCTTTGATTTAGTACCTTATTATTATAAATATTGTAATTAAACAGTATTTAAAAAGGTAAAAATGTCAAACGATATTACTGCTACATATAGTACAGGTACTAATACCACAGCTACGATTAATAGTAACTCAACAGGACCGAATAACGTATCGGTCACATCACCATCTGTTGCTCAACTTCAAAGTAATGTAAATAAATTTACTGGTTTGAGTGACGTAAATGCGTCAACGCTAGATGATGGTGCAATGATTCAATATGATGATACCAGTAAAAAATTTGTAACGAGAACTGAAATAAAAACTGAAAGTGGAAATTTAATATTAAACGGTGGCACATTTTAATAGGGGAGAATTAAATGGCAACAATTATAAAGATTAAACGATCCACAGGGTCATCGGCACCCTCAGGACTAGAGCAAGGGGAACTTGCTTACGTTTACGATACATCAAACGCCAGTACAGGCGCTGGTGGTAATGGTTTACGATTATTCATTGGAGATCATACATCAACATCAAACGCCGCAATAGAAATTGGTGGTCAATATTACAAATTATTATTAGATCACACACATGGTACATTAACAGCTTCATCTGCTGTAATTGTAGATTCTAATAAGGCAATAGACGAATTATTCATAGGTAATAGTACTACTACAGGTGGTACAATTAAGTTTAACGAAGGTACTGATAACGGCTCTAACTTTGTAGCATTAAAATCTCCCAATAGTGTTGCAAGTTCAGTTACATTTACTTTACCTAGTACAGATGGTTCTAATGGTCATGTATTACAAACAGATGGTTCTGGTAACCTATCTTTTAGTGGTATTACAACAAACTTTACTATCGCTGCTGATAGTGGTTCAAACGACACATTCAATACAGGTGAAACATTAACGTTTACTGGTGGTACTGGTATTGACACAACCGTATCTAATAATGCTGTAACTTTTGCTATTGATAGTACGGTTACTACATTAACTGGTACACAAACACTTACAAACAAAACTTTAACATCACCTAAAATTAATGAAGACGTTGCCTTAACTGCAACAGCAACTGAATTAAATTTACTTGATGGTATTACTGCTATCGCTGATGAAGACGATATGTCAAGTAATAGTGCCACAGCACTTGCAACTCAACAATCAATCAAAGCATATGTTGACTCACAAGTCACAGCACAAGACCTTGACTTCCAAGGTGACTCTGGTGGTGCATTAAACATAGATTTAGATTCTGAAACACTTACAATCGCTGGAGGAACTGGTATTGATACATCTGGTTCTGGTAACACATTAACGGTTGCGATTGATAGTACGGTTGCTACTTTAACAGGCACACAGACTTTAACAAATAAAACACTAACAAGTCCTACATTAACAACACCTAAAATTGCTGACGATGGTGCAATTACTGACGCAGCTGGTAATGAACAGATTATATTCCAACAAACTGCAAATGCGGTTAATGCTGTAGAAGTTACAAACTCTGCTACAGGTAATGGTGTAAAAATAGGATCTGCTGGTGATGATACAAACATTGACTTAATACTTGACCCTAAAGGTTCTGGTACGGTTGATGTTAATAATAGTAGAATTACAAACGTAACTGATCCATCAAGTGACCAAGACGCTGCTACAAAAGCATATGTTGATAGTGTTGCAAATGGTTTAGATGTAAAAGCTTCTGTTAAGTATGCTTCAACAGGAAACGTTTCTGGTACATACAATAACGCTGCTGGTACAATAACTGCAGGATCAAATGGTGCATTTTCAATTGACGGTGCTACACCATCACAAAACGATAGAATCTTATTAAAAGATCAGTCAACTGCAACTCAAAATGGTTTATATAGAGTTACAACCGTTGGTGATGGATCAACTGCATATGTATTAACAAGAACACCAGATGGTGATGAGGCAGCTGAAATAACAGGTGGTGCTTTTGTATTCGTAGAAGCTGGTACTGCAAATGCTGACAATGGTTACGTATTTACTCACAATGGTACTCCAACATTAGGAACAACTAACATAACGGTTGAACAATTCTCTGGTGCTGGTCAGATAAGTGCTGGTGACGCTTTAACTAAAACAGGTAATCAGTTAGACGTTGCTGTAGATGACTCTACAATTGAGGTATCAAGTGACGCATTACAAATTAAAACAACATATCCTGGTCAAACATCAATCACTACTTTAGGTACAATTGCAACTGGTACTTGGCAAGGTACGGTAATTGACGAAGTATATGGTGGTACAGGACAATCTTCTTACACTACTGGTGATATTTTGTATGCAAGTGGCGCTAATACACTTGCTAAATTAGCACTTGGTAATAATGGAAAAATTTTACAATCAGACGGTAGTAACGTAACATACGGCGATATTGACGGCGGAACGTTCTAATCGTTATATAAGAGAGATATATGGCGACTATTATTAAGTTAAAGACAGGTACAAGTACACCTTCAACAAGCGATTTAGAAGCACGTGAAGTTGCAATTGACACTTCGGCACAAAAATTCTATATCAACGATAGTGGTACTATTAAAGAAATTGGAGGTGGTTCTGCCTCTGGTCTTGGTGACTTAAATAATGTAACTCTTTCAAGTGTAGGTTCTTCACAAATTCTTGCTTATAATGGTACTGCATGGGTTAATGAATATGACCATGACGTAAAAGGTAGAGTACCATTTACTAAAACTGATGGAACATTATCACACATACAAATGACTAATAATAAAGACATGACAACTATAAATGGTTTTTTAGACCACGTTGTTACACAATCTTTTTATATGCCTTTTACAAATGCAAGTGGCACAGCAGTAACAACAATGAGACCAGGTCATATGCCTGAATTATCGGAGATATAATAGATGACAGCTAAAGTACCAGTACGAGCAACGTTTTCAGGATCAAATGTAACAGGACTAGCAGAATATCAATCAGGCGAATTTGTACCTTTAACACATGGTGGTTTAGGTGCCTCTTTATCTATAGGTTCTGCAGGACAGGTTTTAAAAGTTAATGGTGCTGGTAACGCAATAGAATTTGGTGCTGTTGAGGCAATCATAAACATTGATGGTGCAACAGACTTAACAAGTGCTACACTACAAGCTTCTGACCAAATAATGTTGTCAGATGGTGGTACTGAAGGTAGAGTTACCTTATCACAATTAGATACTTTATTTTCTGGTACAACACAAACACTTACAAACAAAACTTTAACAAGTCCTACAATTAATAATCCAACGATTGCTGGTGGTACTTTTAGTGGTACATTTACAGGTACTATGGATGCAACAGGTATGGTTTTATCTGGTGCAAGTCCTCTTGTATTTGAAGGTGCAACAGATGACGCTGCTGAAACAACATTAGCATTTACTGATCCTACTGTAGATAGAACAATTACTTTTCCTAATGCAACAGGTACAATTGTATTAGAGGCAACTGGTTCAACACTAACTAACAAGTCAATAGATTTAGGTAACAACACTATATCAGGTTCTTTAGCAGAATTTAATACTGCTTTACAAGATGATAGTTTTGTTGGATTGGCTGCAACACAAACTTTAACAAATAAAACTTTAACAAGTCCTACTTTAACAAGTGCTGTATTAAATACTGCTGTTTCAGGTTCTGCTATATTAGATGAAGACGATTTAAGTTCTAACTCTGCTACGCAACTTGCAACGCAACAATCTATTAAAGCATATGTTGACGCTGTAAATACATCATTTACACTTGCAGCTGATAGTGGTTCAAATGACACATTTACTTCTGGTAACACATTAACATTTGATGGTGGTACTGGTATTGATACAACCGTTTCAGATAATCAGATTTCAATTGCAATTGACTCAACGGTT